GGGGTCAAAAGTCCCGGTGAGGTGCTATGAAGTTGATTCGTCGCGCAGTTCGTGGTCGCCGTAGGACATGGGTTCCGGCTGCTTCGGCGCCATGGTTGAGCGCGAGTTTCCCGCCTTCAAAGGTGCGGGGGCCCCAGGACCACCGGTTCCTGTCATGCCATTTTCCCCGGAATTACCGGAGGTTTCCGAGGAGTTAGAAGCCGGTGCGTTCGGCTGCTCTCCCTGGCCATTTCCTCCCGTCACGTAGGGAAGGTCTTCGACGTCGGGCGCTTCGCGGTCGAAGTCCTGCCACTTGTCGCCCCATGCGTCGACCACCATCGCCCTCGCCTCGTCGGCGGAGAACAGGCCGAGCCGGATCGCCATGTCGAGCGCCTGGAGGCGTCGGTGCACCGGTTCCTCGGAGATCTCGGGCCATCGCAGGCGCACCTTCAGGCCCAGCGTCTTGAAGATCTCCCGGAACATCTCATCCATGACCTTCTGCCTCGCCTGCATGACGAGGACCGTGGAGGTGTCCAGGGATGTGGCTGCCGCGTTGTTCGCGATCGACGGGTCCTCCAGAAGTGCCGGAAGAGGTACGTCGAGCGCCGCCGCGATCATCGCCGCGAGAGGGCGGCCAGCGTCGAAGTCGACCTTCGTGTTGCCGCCGACGGCCGACAGATCCTGACCGGCGCCCAGAACGGCGGAAGCGCCGATGTTCAGGGGCTGCCCCGTGGCCGGGTCGGTGCGCGGAGCCTGCGCCATGGCGGCAGCAGTGCGTCGCACGGAACGCGAGCGGTCCGATGTGACCTTCCAGGCGAAGCGGGCGTACGCCTTGGTCAGGGTCGAGCAGTTCTCCAGGTACTCCTTGTACGCCTTGGTCCACCAGACAGCGGGCAGCACGTCGGGGATGCCCCAGCGCCATCCGGTCAGCCGGTTGAAGGGGACATGGACCATCACCTTCGTGTGGTCCACCTGGTCTCCGGCGATCTGCGCCGCGCCACGACTCCTTCCCAATGCCCGGACTCCGGCAGGGGTCGGGTACCAGACGTCGCGGAACGAGAACCCCGCCCGGGTGGAACCGCCGGAGGCACCTTCCCGGTCCGACCGCATCCAGGTGCGCCCGCGCGCCGCAGCTTTCGGTGCACTGATGGGATTCAGCTCGATGTTCGCCTCGAAGTCCAGCTCCAGATCCCAGTCGTTCCAGGTGCGCCGGATGTAGAGCAGGCGTTCCCGGTTCCCCTTCTGGCTCACACCTTCGGTGATCTCCTCGAAGGGAACCCGCAGCACCTCCTTGGTCCTCCGGTCGACGAGGAAGAAGAGGTTGCCGTCGGTGCCCGAGGTGCGTTCCAGTTCGAGCTGGGCCAGCGTGCCGGTCAGAACCTCGTTGATTCCGTCGGGAAGCTCCGGCTCCAGGTTCACCGTCCTCGGGCGCCCCGGGCCCTGGATGAACTCCTTCGGCACCACGGAGACGCCGGAACCCCACACGTAGCCGGTGCGCACGCGCAGGCCCCTGCCGACGAGCGGGTTCACGGTGGCGACGGCCCTGCACAGCTCGCTCGCATGATGCAGGGCGTCGAGAGTGAAGGAGTTGGCGCTGTCGGAGAGCCCCATCAGTGGGCGCCAGCCGATGTCCTCCAGAGCGAGCTGGGCGCGGCCGAACTCGCCAGCTTCCCGCATTTCGTCCGAGACGACACCCATCAGCTCTTCGTTCCGAGCTTCGAGATTGCTCACGAGAGTGTGCATTTCCGTGAGCGTCATCTCTTCGAGGGGCTTCTGCATCGACATGCGATCACCTTAACCGTTCGTTTGACCTGGCGACCTGGGGTTGCGCGAGGAGTTGCCTCTGGATTGGCGCACCCTTTCCGCCAGGGCGATGGCATTGTCGCAGGAGTCCGCCAACTTCTTCAGCGCTGACGTGCGAAGAGGTGAATCCGGCCCGGACATCAGCATGTTCGCGAGTTCCACGTACTTCCGGCCCAGGATCCCGCCCTCCGCCGCGCGCATGACGATCCTGCGGCGTGCCGCCTCCGCATGGTCGTACACAGCCGCCTCCTTCAGTTCCGTGCACACGCTGCACCTGGAACTACAGCTCACGTTGAGGATTCCGTCAGTAGGGCGAGATCATCTCTTCCATCAGGTACTCGTCGTCCTCGACGAGGGAACCGGCCAGGGTCTCGGCGCTCTCGCTGAGCACGTCTCCCTGCCTGAGACCTTCGGCCACCGGGGCGACCGCGTAGGCGATGGCGTCGGCGAAGTCGGGGGACTTGCCGTACTCCTTGCGCATGTCCTCCTTGGAGGCGATGAGCAGACGGCCGTTCTTGATCGAGTAGAAGACCATCTTCAGGTCGTCGGAGATCAGCTCGTCCTCGTCCACCAGCTTCACCGAGCCGTTGCGCATCTTCTGGCGAAGCTGCTCGAACCAGTACGCGCGGGCGTTGTAGAAGCCGTAGACCGAACCGCCGACGTCGGCCGGAGGGGTGGCTGAACCGTGCATCTCGTAGACCGTGAACCAGGGCTCCGGCAGAAGCATCGCGCGGGCGTTGAGGGTGTCGACGACACCGGCACCCAGACCGACGGCGTCCACGCGGATCTCCACCCAGGGCGCCTTGCGCTCGTCCTTCAGGCGCTCCGCGATCTGAAGCACCTTGTGTGCCGAGGACACAGTGTCGGTGCCCGACCAGCTCTCCTCGATCTGCGCGGTCACCCCGGAGTACGAGGCGACCACCGTTTTGTCTGAACCGAAGCGCGCGACGTCGACACCCAGTCGCAGGACCGAATACAGGGAAGGAGTCGGCGGCTCGTCCACGGCGTCGGCCACCAGCGAAGGAGAGAACAGCGACGACATGCTCTGCTCGGGGAACTCGGCCAGCACCTTCGAGATGTAGCGGGGGTCCTTCTCGCCCCAGTCGTCCTTCCGCTCCGCGACCCAGTCCCGGGAGACCAGGACTTCGTTCAGCAGACGGGGCACGGGCTCCCCGGTGAAGTTCGGCGTGGAAGACGCCGGGATGGAGATCCTGTGCCAGAGGTGAGAGGTCTTCGGTTCGGTGAAGTTCTTCCCGAAGTCGGTGTTGCGGTCGTCGGGGTTCCCGATGGCCAGGATCCGGCAGCCGATGTTCGTGGTGATGGCCTCGACGCCGGTCCAGATCTCCTCCGGCACACCGCACGCCTCGTCCAGGAGGGCCAGCACGTACCGGCGGTGGATGCCGTGGAAGGAGTGGCGGTCACCCTTTGCGGGCTTCCGGCCGAAGCCGACGATCTGACCGTCCCCCAGCTTCCATTCGTCGGCCTGAGTCACGCGCCCCGGCATCGGGTACTGCCCGCGTGAGGCGTTCGAGTGGTGCTTGCGGATCTCCTCCCAGAGGATCTTGTTCACCTGGGCGTAGGTCGGCGCCGTCGATACGACGATCGCCTGGCCGGGCGGCTTCGTCGAAACCCACCAGCAGGCGAGCACCGAGGCGATCATCGAGTTGTGGGTGGGGATGCCCCGCTCCCCGCACAGGTAGAGATGGTCGGGCGAGTCGACCTGGATGCACTGGACGTCGCGCTCCCCGACGGGCGTCACGGCAGTGATGCGCCAGCCGTCGTCACCCCAGGAGCCCTGCGTCAGCAGCAGGTGCGAGAGTGCGAGAGCGCGCTGATTCGCGTCGGGCAGCAGAGTGGGCGCGTGAGAACCCATCAGGGCCAGGTGGTGCGAAGTGATCCCGTGGTCCTTCCTGCGGTGCAGGATCGTGCGCACCCCGGCACCGGTCAGTTTGGCGCGGATCTCGGCGAGACCTTCCGGCTCGCCGTTGCGGGTCCTCCACAGGAGTGACGTGCGGCCGGAGGGATCGAGGCAGCCGCGCTCCCTGATCTGCTGAAGTACTTCCTCGTCGGGCTCCCATGCGGATCCACGGAGAAGGATCTCCGGCATCCGGCCGGGAACGACGGCCGAGCCCCTGCGCATCGCGGCGATCTGCCTCGTGCTGAGCATCTTCGCCTTGTGCATCCACAGGCCCGTCTCCACGGGCACTCCGGCCCGGTCGGACCGGAGCTGGATATCCGCCTGGGACTGGAGATCCAGAACGGGCCACACGTGATCGCCGGATGCGATGATCTCTTCGCAGGCTCCCCCGCGCTCCAGGCGCACGCGATAGCTGTCGGCCTTGTGCTCGCCCGTGGTGGCAACGACCTCGACCGTGGAGCCGTCGGACCCCAGCACCTTCATGCCGGGCGAGATGTCCCCCATGCGCACCGGCCCGGACGGCGTGTGCACAAGCTCGTCCAGCCCGAGCGCCTTTCCGGTGCCGTGGCACGAGGCGACGACCGTTCGCTTGTTCTGGATCAGCGACTGGCAGATCTCCTGCTGCTTGCTCCAGAGGTGGACGCCGAGAACGTCCTTCGCCCAGCCGACCGGATCGTTCACCCATCCGGCCTGTCGCGCCTGGTTCCGGAAGTACGCCTCAGCCTCGGAGGCGATCCGGTCTTCCTGTGAGGACATGCCGTTCCTTTCTGCTGCGACGCGTACAGCATTCCTCACGGGGGAACGTTTTAGGTAACCTTGTGATGCCCCAGCCGTGCAGCACAGTGCAGCGCGGACTCCACTTCCACGGGGCTGAGGACTCGCGGGGACCCGGCTTGAACGCCGGGTCCCTCTTCATTGAGGGGGTTTGCCATGGACGACCTGGGGCGCGTTGCCTACGAGGCGTACGGGGACAGCGTCGACTGGACCACTTTCTCCGGCGAAAAGATGCCCTCTTGGGGTGAGCAGAACGACCGCCTGAAGCAGGCATGGAATGCTGCGGCCCATGCCGTGGAACGACGGGTGTGCGGGGAGTGACGAGTTCCCTGAACTGCCTGATCTCAATCCGGCTTTCCTTTTCGGGCACTGTGTGCCATCCTCAAAAACATGAGGAATAGGTTCCCGAAACCATGTGGCATCTGCCAGGGACGGGTACCGGCCGGAGAGGGCAACGTCCAGGGGTCGCACGCATCCGGCTGGACCGTCACGCATGACGTCTGCCCGAAGAGCAGGATCCGCCACGGGCACGCTCAGGCGTACGCTCGTCGCATCACCAGGATGCTGCGCCACAAGGGCTCCACCGCCGACGACATCACCGAGGCCCTGAACGGTCTCGCCGCACTCATGCGCACCGGATGGACCAGCCGTGAGAGCTGCGAGAAGATCATCCTGCGGGCCCCGGCGTTCAGCGACCTCGACCGTCTCCAGGTCGAGGAGATCCTGACGTACCACCTCTCCGAGGAGGGGACGCGCTGCTAGGAAGGCAGCCCCAGCTTGTCCAGCAGGTCGAGGAGGACGCCCTTCGGGTCGTCCTCCTCCTGCGTTTCCGAGGACCGCAGGGCGTAGGAGGCGAGGTTCAGCATGACCTTCCTGTGGCAGAGTTCGCACTGCCCGCAGGGGACGTCACCGCATGCCCGCGCGATCGAGATGGTTCCGGGAAGAGCGATGTCCACCAGTTTCTCCGTTTCCGTTGGACTTGAAATTGGCCTAGGTCGTGTGATCTGATGGAAGAAGAAGCCCACCCCCTTCGGAAGGGAAGAAGAGCAGGATGAACAAGAAGACCATTGCGGCCGGTGCAGCCGCCGCAGCTCTCGCCGGAACCATCGCCCTGGGCGGCACCGCCGCCGCCGACTCCTGCAAGCCCGGCCAGGTGCAGACCGCCTACGGCTGCGGCGACGTGACCGGCGAGATCAAGGGCGAGCAGGGCAAGCCCACCGGTATCCGCTCCTTCGTCACCCCGGCGGTCGGCGTCGACTTCCGCGACGAGGACGGCAACAAGACCGGCTCCGGCTTCTACCCGGCCAACTCGTTCGAGTACCTGGGCAAGAAGAAGCAGGGCAAGAACGGCGACGGCGTCCTCATCCTGGTGCGCCAGGAGACGAAGCACGACAGCCCCACGGTCGTCCAGTCCGGCTACGGCACCATCTACAAGGGCTGGATCCCGGTGAAGTACACCCAGATCCCGTCCATGTTCGACTGACCCGTGCGGGTCACCTGGATGGCGCCAGCCTGGCGGGCCGTGGAGGACTCCGACCCCGCGATCCGAGGCCGGATCGAATCCGAGATTCCGGTGATGTTCGCCGACTCGGTTCCGGCCTCGGCCGTCCACCGGTCGATGAACGTGCTCATGGTCGAGCTGCCCTGCGGGGTCGAGCTGGACTTCGAGCGGACCGGTGACGGGGTCCGGATCCTCTACGTGGCCTTCTGAACCGGCCGTTTCGCCGTGCATGACGGCGCCTGGACGGTGCGCCACCACGGCGCGTGATACCGCCCGCAGACGCACCGCCAGCGCGTCATCTCCCACATCACAGCTCCTTCGCTTCGGCCCCGCTCACCAGCGGGGCCGTCGCCCTTTCCGGCCAGTGCCAGGATCCCGGTGTCGCCGATCCGTTCAGGGCCAGCTTCTCGGTGTCGAAGGGAACCCCGTGGGCGAACTGCAAGCCCTCCGGGTTGAAGACCGTCAGCGACACGATCCCCTGACTGACGCTGGTCACGGCGGTCACGATGGCGGCCCGGCACTGCGACGGGTACTGCTGGACGCCGTCCTGCGGGGCCGAGCCCAGCGAGGTGTAGTGCACGATGCGGCCGACCGAGATGACGTCCTTGCTCACGAGACCTCCTGGACGAGGATGTCCCGCACGTCCCACGGGGTGTTCCTCTGGCGCAGCTTGAAGCTGGCGCCGTCCTCCTTGAGGAAGGGGATGAGGACCCGCCCCTTGCGCACTTCGGGGTGGTCGGTGTTCATGTCGTCGCCCATGATGAGGCCGGGCCGCTCGACGAGATCGAGCGCCAGCAGGTACTCACGGAAGGTGGAGGCGCCGTCGTTGTCGGCGTCGAGGTAGATGACGTCGAACTTCTCGCCGTCGATCTTCAGCTCGGTCATGGTTCCGACGGAGTCGCCCTCGTAGAACTCGCAGATCCCGCCGAGTCCTTCCGCGTCGACCGCCCGGCGGGCCTCCCACGGGTCGAGGTCGATGCCGACGTAGGAGCTTCCGGGGTGCTGCTTGAGCAGCCGGGCGAAGGCGAGGGTGGAGTGGCCGTCCCCCTTCAGGTGCTCCTGGTCCAGATTCCGCAGAACGCCGACCTCCAGGACCCTGAGCTTTTTCTTCCCGGTCCGCTCCATGAAAGCGGGCAGTTCTTCATAGATGATGTCACCGATGGTCGTCACGGGAAGATGGTACCCGAGGGCCGTCAAATCGAGCAGGCCCCAACGAAGGAGGAGAGTCGTGAACAAGCGGTACCGCAAGCAGATGCGCCTGAAATCCCGGCACTACCGACAGGGACACGGCCAGTTCTGCAAGTGCTGGGAACTGTGGCAGGGCTTCGGTCTCGCGCTCAAGAGGCGCCTGGAGTCCGGCGAGCCGCTTCCGCGTCGCCGCCTCCCGCGCCGTTCGGCTCCTTGACGCAGTCGCCGCAGCAGGGGCATGCGGTCGTCCTCTTCGCGCAGCACCGGCAGAAGTACCAGAACGACTCCGGGCAGTCGTCGTAGAGACCGGTCAGCCCCTCCCAGAAGAACGTGATCCCGCACAGCTCGCACTCCATCAGATCGCTGGGGCACGACACCCCCTTCCGGCGCGGCAGCCACGCGTCCTTCAGTGACGGGCAGTCCTGGTCGTGCTTGAGAATCAGGTCGCGCTGCCCGGTGAAGACGCCGCCACCCTCCGGATCCTGCGTCCAGTGCCGCACGTAAGGATCGAGGGGCATCAGTCGAACTCCTCCATGACGGGCTCCAGCTCGACCGGCCCATCCGTGGAGGAGCCCCCCATCTTCACGATGGCGGCCTTGTTCCTGGCGATGGCGTCGGCCGCCATGGCAGGGAAGACCTCGCCCCACATCTGCTCGACGGCCTCGCGCGACTCCTCGGGCAGCAGCTCGACCACCTTCTCCAGCATGCCCACCTGGATGGCCTCGATCGCCGTGGTGACGAGCTGCGTCTGCGCCTGGGTCAGCCGGATCTGCTCATCGCGCAGCCGGTCCTTCTTCAGGTCCATCAGTTCGGTGATCTCGCGGACCGTCTCGATCAGGTTCTTGGCGTTGCGCCCCTGGGTGAGCAGGTCTCCGGCCATCACCTGCTCCCACAGGGCGCCCAGAATCCTCTCCAGGCGGGCGAGCTGAAGCATGCGCATCTGCACGATGGACATGCTCGTCGCCTGGTTCTCCAGGAAGGCGTTCATCCGCTCATGGACGGCCTCGATCTCCATCCCGGTCCGGGCGGCGATCTGCGCGAGCGTCATGCCCTGGGCGGCATAGTCCACCATCACCTGCGCGAGCGAGTCGTGCTGGCTCATACCCTCATCCCCTGAACGTCTGATGAACGCCCTGCCCGGGGCGCTACTCCTCGGCTTCGACGGGTCCGATGATCCGGATGCCGCCTCGGTACTGAGGGTGCCTGGCCTGGCTGAGGATCTTCTCGAACCAGAGCCTGACGGCCTCCTTCTCCAGGTCCATCACGATGATGATCTCTCGGGTTTCCGGCATGGATCCAGCCCATCACGGACTTCCCCGGATTCAGGAGAAACCGGCTTCCGCCACGCGCGGAAGTTCTTGAGGTACACCCAGAAGTACGCACCGGCCGAGACGATGAAGCCGTACTGGTCCGTGCTGACGGCGTACGCCAGCCACAGCATCTGCGCCCCCAGGCCCACCGCCCATCCCCAGGGGCTCTTCCTTCCGGCCAGCCACAGGCCGAAGACGCCGACGGCCGTCAGCACCCAGCTCCACCACTGCAACGCAACGCCCCGTCCTGTTGCCGCGCCGTTCCACGCGCCAACGGAAGTTGTTCGGTCCGGCTCCGGGAAACCGAACCGGTCAGATCGAGATGCCGACCCCGGCCCACGCCTCCTTGACGGCGGGGTTCAGGCCGCCCGAGTGCCGCCAGGTCGCCTGCGCCAGTTCGCGGAAGGTCGATCGCGGGCCGAGGTCTTCCATCGAGCGCCGCCACATGGCCAGCGGGCGCCCCCAGCTCGGTTCCCCGGTGATCTCGCAGAGCAGGGCGAAGGCCCGGTTCGGAATGCCGGAGTTGATGTGCACGCCGCCGTTGTCGGCCCGGATCTTCTTGTACTGGTCCATGTGGCCGGGCTGCGGGTCGCGCCCGAGCACGTCGTTGTCGTAGGCGGTGCCCGGGTTCAGCATGTGCCGGACCGCAGAGACTCCGTCGAGCAGGATCTCTTCGCCGATCCGCCAGTCCTTCGGGTCGTCCTTGACCCACTGCTGGACGGTCACGCCGAAGACGTCGGCCAGGTGCTCGTTGAGCGCCCCGTGCTCGCCTGAGTAGATCAGCTTCGGGCCCAGCGACACGAAGGCGTGCCCCAGTTCGTGGGCGGTGATGTCCAGGGCGCTCGTGAAGTCCCCGAAGATCTCCCCGTCGCCTTCGCCGAAGACCAGGTAGGAGCCGTTGAAGAAGGCGTTGGCGTAGCCACGGCCGTAGTGCACGACTCCGTCGGGGAACTCGTCGGTGCCGAAGAGCTGCTGCATCAGGTAGGAGTAGCCACGGATGCGTTCGGCTGCCTCGTCGTCTCCGTGCTGGACGAGTGAGCCCGGAATGGCGGTCCTGTTGGCGGCGGTGTAGACGCGGATCGGACCGGCCGGAGGGACGGCGCTCTCGCGCGCCGCCCGCAGCGTGGTGTCGACCTTGATGCCGGACCTGAAAGACTTGTCGGTCTCGGCTACTTTCTTCGACATGTGCGGGGGAATGAAAGTGCAGATCATGTCGGCAGTCTAAGGCCGGTCGAGATCCGTCTCCAGAGAAGAGGCTTTCCGTTATGGGCGACGCAGCGCAGACCGGGCACCCGCAGGATGTGAAGACTTTCGGCTCCGCCGCGCTCTCCGCAGCGCTCGACGAGGCGACCGCGCCCGTCATCGACCACCTGATGGACTACTTCGCCCCCGAGTCCCCTTACCTCACCTTCGGGGCGCCCGGCGCGGCCCGGACCCTGAGTATGTACGGAAGGACCGTCCTGGCCGACCGCGACCCTTTCGGCGATCCCTTCAACGGGGTGCGCGAGGAGGGCGTCGAGGTACGCGTGGCCGGTCCGGAGGACCCCCTGGTCTTCCCTCCTGGACGTTTCGGCCTGGTGCACGCCCGCTGGACCGGTTTCGCCGGAAGCGTGATGCCCAACCTGGTGCGCTGGCTGCGGCCCGGCGGCGTGCTCCTGCTGGAGGCGCCCGACGACTACCCGGCCCGCAACCTCCCGCGCGGCCCCTACCAGGCCGTCTCGGAGGCCGTCTGCGACCGCCTGGACGTCGCCCTCTCCGTGGCCCTCCCGGGCCGTCTGGTGCGCCATGGGCTGCTCCATGTGGGGGTCCGCCACGAGCTTCCCTCCGTCAGGCCCTTCCATGACCTGCTGGAAGCGGCCCTGCGTGCGGGCGCCCCGTGGCCGCAGATCGAGCAGGCCGACCTGGAGGACTGGCGCAGCGACCCCGTCGCGGCGACTCCGGCACTGACGAACGTCATGGTGTGGGGCGTGAAAACCTCTCACTGAGAACGTGCGGTTCCCTGCCTGATGAGAGGATGGAAGCGTACGCGTTCCACCGCCCGGACAGAACCGGGCGGGACGGCAGGAGGAGAAGACGTGCAGGACGTGGAACCGCAGGTGTACCTGATCAACCGGCCCAGCCTCGACTACGGGGAGATTGCGGCATACCTGGAGGAGGTCGGCGGAAGCAGGTGGCTGGAGCGGATCGACCGGGGTGAGACCTTCGACTCCGAAGACCTCGTCGAGTTCGCGGGGCGCATCTGCTACCGGAGCTGGGAACCCGGGCTGAACCCGAACGTCACCCGGGTCCGTGAGGGCCAGGAGGACTATCTGAAGAACGTGCTGGCCAGCATGCACGGCTCCGTCCTGGAACACGCCAGCTTCACGTTCGTCCTGCACAACGTGAGCCGCGTCTTCACCCATGACCACGTGCGTCACCGGGTCGGCGTCGGCATTTCCCAGGAGTCCCTGCGCTTCGTACGTCTGGACGACTTTCCGTTCTGGTGGCCGGACTGGACCGAAGGGGACACGGAGCTGCGCGAGCGCGGAGAAAACCTCCTGAAGCAGATGGAGGAGTTCCAGAACTGGATGGCCGGGCACTTCAAGCTGGACGAGAAGGGCACCTCCTTCCATGAGAAGAAGCTCAAGACGTCCTTCATGCGCCGCTTCGCACCACAGGGTGTGGCTACCGGAATGGTCTGGACGGCGAACCTCCGCACGCTGCGGCATGTGATCGAGCTGCGCACCGCCCCGCAGGCGGAGGAGGAGATCCGGTTGGTCTTCAACCGGATCGGCGAGATCATGAAGGCCGAGGCCCCCGCCCTGTTCGGCGACTACGAGATCGTTGACGGTGCGTGGATCCCGGGCTGGAGGAAGGTGTGAGTCCCTGGCTGCTCCTGCTGCTGGCCTGCGCGATCGGCGCGGCATCCGGCGTCGTCTCCTCGCTGCTCAGCGAGAAGGCCATCCGCGCTCACGAGCGGGCGCGCTACCGCAGGGAAACCCTGGGAGACCTGTGAGGATCTACGAGGGTGAGGTGCTGGTCGTCGCTGGCGACGCCCTGCTGAACGCGAAGGCGCACCTGCTGGAGGAGTCCGGCTTCTGGGGCGGCTTCCTGACGATGCGGTCGACTGCGGGCGCCGAGCTGGTCATGGATGCGCACCACAACGAGCGCTTCCTGACCTTCGACACGGAGAACCCGCACGCGTTCTCCCCGCGCCGCACGAACCTGGAGTCCCCCGTCGTGAGGATCACCGGTCTCGGCCGGGCGCCGGAGCAGGTCCGCATGATCCCGGACCCGGGCGGCAAGAAGACCGGAACAACCGGATAAGTGCCTCTGATCCGAAGCGGCACTGTGAAAGCCTTGCGCCTTTCCTCCTGAGTCCGTGAGGGAAGGCGCAAGGTGTGGTGCATGATCGAGACGTGGCGATGGACTTCTACGTGGGACCTGCGGTGCTCACCCTCGACGGCCTGACCGTCGGCGTGACGGCGTTCATCGACTCCTCGGCCAGCAGGGGCCTCTACGTCTGGGGCGGCTTCCTCGACTCGCACGACCAGGAGCTGCGCCTGACGGCCGCCGAGGCGGTGAACACCCGACTGGCCCTGCCGGGCCGCGAGGGCTCGGACATCGACGTCGTCTACACCTGCGGCGCGGGCATCGGCTTCCTGGGCACCGGACCCTCCCCGCTGGAGACACCCGAGCGCTGCGAAGGCTCCTAGGCTCCCCGGTTCGGGGCAGCGGACAGCACCGCCGGAGCGGTGTTCCCGGGGCAGGTGTCGAACTGGTGTTCGGCCCCATAGGGATGGGGCGGCGAGATTTTTCCAGGGTCAGGATTTACGATTCCAGGTATCCCGGATGGTTTTCCCGAGCGAGGAGCACCCCATGAAGAGGTCCGTTCTGGCCGTACCGGCACTCCTGCTGGCCCTCGCAGGCTGCGGATCGGACACCGGGGAACCCGAGAGGGGCGCGGTGACCGCGACGGCGGACCTCCCCTCGGTGGAGAAGCGCTGGAACAGTATGACCGGTGAGGAGCAGGAGGCGGTGTGCACGGCGGCTTCCGGGCCGCTCCCGGGGGAGGGTGAGGTGGGCGGCTACTCCACCGGGGACGTGAAGGACTACAAGGGGATGCTGAACGCGATCGAGGATGCCGGGTTCTCGCAGCAGGAGGCGGCGGCGATGATCCCCTACGCGCTGAACGAGTGCAGGTGAAAGAGCGCGTGAAGAGGTTTCTGGGGAATGCGCTCGTGTGCCCGAACTGCCTGCGGCTGAGATCACCGCTGCACTGGCTCCTGAGAAAACTGGGGATGTGCGATGAGTACTACTACTGAATGCCCCAGGTGCGGCGACGCGATCCCCGAAGAGGATGACGCGACCGGCGAGGGACCCGTGTACTGGACGGTGACCGGAGAGCCGTTCTGCTCGATGGAGTGTGTGATCGGAACACACCGGAGCTGGCTCAAGGGAAACGGACGAAACGGCTGAAGGCCAAAAGGTTCTAACGGATAGACGACCTAAACCCGGGACCCAAATTGGAATTCAATTCCGCAATTGGTTTTCTGCCGTGACAGAATTCCTGTCGAATTTCCTCCGAATTTCTCCGCTGATTTTCTCTGGCATCGCTCGCACTCGCACCCGCTTGCATTCCAGTGCATATCCCTTTGCATTGTGTGTGTATGTGTGTGTGCATTGACGTGAGATATAGAGCTAGTGGGTATTCCTTTGATTGCTGCTGAATACCTGCTGACTTTCCCGCTCGATTCCCCGTGCTTTCTTCCGCTGCATTCCCCTTGCATTCATGTTCCGTGCATTCCTGCGATTGCTGCGAATGGCACACACGAGAAACGCGAATGACTGGCACAGAATCGAGACCTATTCCCCGTGCTTTCCTCGCTTGCTTTCCTCCGCACTTGCTTGCATTCCTTGTGTTCTCTCGTGTGTGTATGTGTGGTGTGAATAGGCGAAACAAGTAATGCGAATATCGGAAACCGAGTGCGCGGAATTCCCTTGCATTCGAGTGCGTTGCATTCCCCTTGCTTCCCGCTCCCGCACCGCACCCGTTCACGTGCTCACCCATGGCGCGCACCACTCCCGCACCCGAGCAATCCGCACCGCGCGCACTCCCGTTCCCTCACGTGCTCACGTGCTCCCGTACCGGGTGAGTGGCGAGACTCCCGAACCGTGCGCGACAGACAGCGTGCGCGCGTCCCTACGGGGCGAACACGCACGTTCCCGCACTCCCGCACCGCTCCCCCGTTCCGTGCGCTCCCGTGCGTGCTCACGTGCTCCCGCTCCCCGTTGCTCACATGCGCTCACGTGTGCTCATTCGTGCAGGTCACACCCCCTGCCTTCACATTCCTCCCACACCCAACCATTCACCCCACAATCGGACATAGCTACACACACCGCGCACTGTGAGGACGTCCGGGAGACACGCGCACGCTGCGCCGAGCATCACGTTTCCGCAGGTCAGACACCCTGTCGCTGCAAATTCCGACATCTGGGACACCCGCTCTGACCTGCGATTTCAACAAACCGTTGTACCGGTTTCGAGTGCGACAAAGCGGAGCGCTCCCGCTCACATAAGTAACTAAGAGTGGTTGACATCTACTTGCTTCTCACTCTCTGTATATACGTCGCAGGTCGCAGCGCTGACGTGCGCGTACGTGTATGAACCGGACATGTGGGAGCTATGCCCACACATTCCCCTGCCTTTCTCGTACTCGGAACCTTCCCCGATCATGAAATTTGGTACTGGTCTGTCCTAGTTTGACCATCGATGCTTGCTACACCTACCGATTTGCTCTGGCGTTTGCTCACTGTAAATTTCTGATCCATATGAGTTACATGTCCGTTTCGTGTCGTGTAGTCCGGTACGTTCTCCATGCCTCTGACCTGCACAAACAGATTCGTCTGTCGCATCGTCGCAGGTACAAGAGCTGACAGAGACTTTTTTGAGAAAAATCTTGAACTCGTCGTTTCCGCAGGTCAGAGCACATTGTGAGCTGCGTCACACTCACATCGTCGTGAACTCCGGTAGCGCTCTGACCTGCATGTTCCTTGATCACCTGATTCCGTGTCAGCAACCACACACTTGCAATGGCAGCCATGAATCTGGTCTGATCTGGGTGTCGCCACGACGCGGCGCCCGCTCCGGCGGGTCGCGGCGCGGGGCGCACAGCACGACCGCCCGGGTTCCATCCCCGGGCAACACGCCCCCGGGTGTTCCTCCGCTTAGCGCGGGGGGTGACCGGGGAGCGCGCATCCGAAGCACTGACGCACGGGCAACCGGCGACGTCGGGCGGGACAGCGGCCAGCACGAACGGGCGCGATGCGGCGGAACGGGAACGGTGGCCAGCCGTAACGGTCACACTCCCGCGATGCGGTTCCTTGTGAAACTCGGAGCCTTTCCGCACATGATCCCCGGGCGACCCCGGGAGTGCGGGAGCGGCGCAAACGGTACGGGCCCCCTAGCCGGAAAAGGGGCCCCCCTGATAGGCCACAACGGGGCGAGCGACCCAAACCCTTGCGTTGTCTGTCTGGACCCGCACGTGAATACCGGTCCCTAGTCGGT